TCATTCATAGTAGCTTTGAGATAGAATTCTTGCAGCTTTGGGAATTTTGCGGAGTTTGACCTTTGATACTTTTTTATACTCAACGTCACCACTAGATTTTATTTCCCATTGTGTGACGTAAGCTGTATTTTTGGTTGTGTCAATAAATGTATGGTAAATTTTATTTTCAATAATAGAGACTCTCTCTAATGCCCTTTCTAGTGATTGAGCATATGGATGACGTAAATAACCAGCATTACCAACAGATAAATTATCTTCATCGCCACGAACAGGATAATCTGTGTAGAATAAATCGCTTATAAACCTGTAATGCCATGTAAAAAGTCGAGTTGAAGGTGGTGGTATTTCACCTCCTAATGCTCTTATTGCCTCTTCATTACTTCTATAATTCAAGAAAGAGTTAGTAGGTATAATTTTATTTCCGAATACATTGATTCCAATTGTATTAATAGGTGAAATTGATTCAATAAATGAATAAAAGCTATTATTGTCACTTATTAGTCCCGTAAAATAGAAATATTCTAACTGTGTAACTTTAGTTACATTTAATGTAAGTGTAATTGGTCTTGTTATATTTTCATCAGCGTTAACAGTCGCCTCTTCAAAAGAAAAACCTATATCAAAAAATGCTATAGTTCCTTCTGCTAATATGTATTTTTTTAAAGTAGAATTGTATACGCAATATTTTACTTTAGTGTTTATAAGTGATGATAATATTGCGTTATTTGTATCTTCAAAAGGTTCAACATTATCAATTATTGAATTAATTACTCCTATTACTTCTAAATTTAAAGGTATTGGACGTAATATACTAACAATAGGGTTTATAGTCAACAAACCTACTTCTATATCTGGGTTACTAGAAACTTCAAAAACTCGCCATATTATAGATGTTTGTTGATTTAAATTTATAACGTTGTTTTTATTTTTAAATGTGTATGTAGACGCTTTACCAGAAGGAGCAGATATTTTATCTTGTTGAGTATTGGTGGCAATAATATCAAAGTCAAGTGAGATATTAGATGTTGATTCAAATTCAACATTTACAGTTTCAATTATTTGAGAATTTAATCCTGATAAAAGAATATTATTTGCTTTATACTTAACTGTACTCGTTAAAATTCTAGTAGTTAAAGTATCAGAATAGTCGCTAGATTCAGTTTGTGTTTGTTCAAGTAAAAAATCTCCATCCGTCAACGGACTATTACCCTGTAAAGAGGATTGCTCTTCATTCGTAATACTTATATTTCCTGTGGTCAAATACTCTTCAATTAATGAAGAGTTACTGGATAGATTAAAATCAAAAATAGATTTTAATTCTCCGCTATTATTAATAGCATATTGACTACTATTGCCATTTCCAGTACCCGCTACAAGCGTAGTTCGTATTCCGTCAATATCTGTTTCCGTGCCAGGGAAAGAATATGTGTAATTTATTCCGTTTTCTGCATCGGGATCTATTGTAAAGCCAACATCAGTTATGGTAACTGCTGTACGATGCATTCCAACCCAGGTATTATTTCCTGTGTAAAAAAGACGTTTGGTTAATACTTTGTTTTCTTGATTTGGTTTGTAATTTAATAAATAATCTGTTGTATTTTTATTTATTTGCCGCAAATAATAATTATCTTTAAATGAAGAATTAAAGGTTTTTAATTTATATTTGAGACAACTTTCAGTCTTGAGTTTACCAAGATTAGTAATGAATCCGTTAATTAGCACATCTCCATTATTCAGATCAATGGGTAATGTTGTTATTAAGATAGGTTTACGACGATCACCTCCTACGTAAATTCTATTGTTAATTGCAAAAAGAATAGCTACCGGATATTTTTCCTCCTCTTCTACCTTTTTAACTACAGGCTTTTTAACTTTAGGCATTGCATCAATTGAAGGTATCGACCCTTCACTTAAATCTATGCTATCACCCGCACCAATTGCCCCATTGGTAATACTTTCAGAGTAAAATACTTGTCTTTCGGTATTTCTTATTTTGTATTTCCCTGTATCAGCATCAAATTCTAATGCTGATACGGAATTATCTTTTGGTGAAGCAGAAATTAGCTTTTGATAAAACTTGACTCGATTAATTTCTGCCTGCCTTTTGACGTTATCAAGTTCCTGAGACATAGCCTGCATTCAAAAATACGAATGGAATTATAAACGGTTGCGTTTGCCCTGCGAATATAGTTACTGGCGTATCTTCGGATGCAAATCCCACTAACTTACCAGTTGTATCGCCAATAGTGGAATTGGCATCGGCTAAAAGCACCATTGTTTGAAACTGAAAGGAACCGCTGCTATTTGCCTCAAAATTGACGTTCAAATTAGGAAATTCATATCTTTTATTGGTTGGATTATAAGCACCTGTGGTAAACGCAACTGCTTGTCTGGCATAGCCGTTTACTGCGGGTAATTCCGCCGCAATTACATCAGCTATCTCCATGTCTCTAGAAATTGGCGTTGTGTCGCACAGAATTGTGTAAAACTTGGCGGGATCGGGTGGGGTTTCTCCCAGCGCCATTACCTCTCCAGCGTATTGTACCCACAAATCAAACAGCATTTTAGTTGCCATTACAATAAATAACTCCCTTCTTGCATGATATACGTACCTGAATCTGGGGTAAACACAAGACTATTCCCAGATGTAAAACTTGATAGAAAATCAGTGTAAATTATTCCATCTCCTGATGTAATGAAATATTTAATCGTGTCCACTGGACAAGCTTCAGGAATAACCATAATTGTACCATCGACAAATAAAACAACTTCCCATGCCAGAGGATCAAAATCAAAATTCTTGGTGTAGCCTTCAAACCGAATTGTAAATTTAGTTGTTTCTGCTTTCACAAAGCAGGCATACCATGCCCTGTCGCCTGGATAGATAAATATACCTCTTCCAGGAAAACTTCTAGTTATTGATGCAAAGTTTGTACTGCTATATCCAAAAGTGACGTAGCTATTGCTTCCAATGTAAATATTGGTTCGGTAATTTATCCCATAAAATGGGAAATCAAATCCGATATCTCCTAAATCGATGCTTGAATCATCTTCGTAATCGAAAATAATTTGATCCATTCCAAAGCTGCCGTGAGGCGTAGCATTTGCATTACTAAAATAGGTTTTAATGTAATCAAAGCCCATTCCCAATCCAAACTCAGCAGTAATTGACTCTTTTATAGGTGGAATAGCTTCTGGATTGAAGCCTATTCCTAAGCCAAACTCAGCAATAATTGGATGAATTAATCGTGGATTGAAGCTTATTCCTAAGCCAAACTCAGCAATAATTGGCTCTTTTTCCAACGGGTAGCTGTATGAAGTTGCATCAAATCCTATCCCCAAACCAAACTCCACAACAATTGGCTCTAGATAAGGCTTAATTAAATCTCCTTCGGGCGCAACACCTTCACTGATTTCGGGGTTATTTGTGTAAGTCCCTACCCAGACTCCATCACACGAGAATAAGGCGCGAGAGGCACTCAAACTCCAACTGCACCCATCCGCTAAATAAGCGTGGACTGTGCCATCTGGTTCTTTGCAATTGACCGGATAAAGTGGGTAATAATTGAATAAACAATCTTGCAAGTTTGTTGCTACTTGCTGTCCTTTATCCCTTCCCCTGAGCAGCCTTCCCTCTCGAAGTGCGATCGCCTTAAGTTGCTCTTTGGCTTCTCCCCCATCAGTTTCTATTGATGATACCTCGGTCGAACTTAGAATAGGTTGCAGTTTTCCCGCTAACATATCAACCGTAAATGTGCGTTCCCTGGGTTTGAGGTTGTTGGCACAACCATCACTAAACATCTGTTCCGCCTTAATTTGTTTCGATTCCGTCGTGCATTCTGGGGGTCTTCTTTCTGTGGCGGGGGGCTGTTCTTGCCCGGAATTGCTAGAGCGCCTGACATTATTCTCTGGATTGGGAATCAAATTTAACTTATTACTAATAACCTCTGAACCCTCTTGGTACTTGACCAAATCCTTGTTCACCTTTACGAGTGCTTTTTGAGAGGAAGAGCTATATTCCCAAGTATTCCTATTAATTTGCTTCCATTTTTGAGTAATTTTTTCGGATGGGACTAAAACCTCAGGTGGCAGTCCTGCGTATGCGTCCCAGTTTTCATCAGAGCCATTGAGAATTACTATATTTATTTCTTGGGTATTAGAAATGATTTTCTCAATAATATTTTTATCGGTATAAATAAAATTTTCAATAATTTTTTTAACTAAAACTGGGCTATATATCCCGAAAAATATTGCGTCTGGACGTGCGTCTTTTACTTCGCTTAAATACGTTGCACGAGGTTGATAAATTTCTGTAATTTTATTGATTAATTTACCTTCTTTACCCCCTTCAAATTTTGAAGTTTCAATAGATATTTCTGCGGTTATCAATCCCGATAAAGGCGATAAGACAAAACCGCTTGGTGTCTTATTCCAGAAGGTCTCTGGCACAACTAGCCCGAACGGCCTTTTGGTTGTTGTTGTGACTGTTTTTGCTTTACTAGCAGCATCCCAGTCTTCGATTTTTTGAACCGATTCTATAACAATAGGAAAATCTTCGTAATCCTTGCTCACGGATGATGCTGTACCGATTATTTCTGAATAATCAGAAAGCGTTGCGGGTGTAGGGGTAACTAAAATTTCATCGCCTGCCGCGATAACTTTTTCTACTGGTGCTTCGGCTCCGTCCAGGCGTTTGTAGTAGAGTTCATTTTCACCAACTACGATAGCGACTCCACCCCCACCACCTACTATATTGGCTTGTCTAACACGGAAAACTTCAAATCGGTCAATCCATCCAAAGCAGTTATTGGCGTACAAAATTTTACCCACTGCTTCCAAGTAGCTGCCAGATAAATTTAGAGGGTAATTGTAGCGAGTTGTGGGAAGTGCGCCGGAATCGACAGAGGTAATTCCGGCTTCAGCTAATAACAAAATTGACACCTGTCCGGCAGTTTTGCCTTCTACTGACTTGTTGTCGGCTTTGTCCGGATCAGTTGGTTCCTTGAAATTTAACAGCCCGATTAAATCGCTTAATTCTAAGGTCAACCGTTTAGTTTCGTCGTCATAGGTTGATTTGAGAATTCGCAGCGCGCCTCTAGGATGTCGTTGTAATTCCAAAGATGTATCTGAATAATTGATGATTACTGGCACGCCGCGACAGAAGCGGGTAGGGTTTTTGCGATCGTCTAAACTTTCGTCATAGGTATAAACATATTCCCATTCTTGGGCTGCCTCGTTCCACACCTGTGCATCTGACATTGCTCTGCCAAGTACCATTGTGCCAGAGAAGCTGATCAGCCCGGATTGATCAAGGTGATTATCACTGCCTAAGCAAGATATCAGGCAGTCTGAGAAGTCTTTGCCACCGATGAATACTTGGGTTTTCCGGGCTGATAGGTTGAGCATCTAAATCTCCTGAAGTGTGAAGGAGACTGCATTATGGATGCCTTGCTCATCTATTTCTGGTGATTGAATAATAAAAGTTTGGAATTTGGCGAAATATTTAATTTGATTATTGCTAATTGTAGTTTCGGTGGAGCCTGCTGCAAGCGGCCTGGTTCTAGGAGCGTGTTCAACAAATGAGAGGGTGTTGTCTGTTAGGGTTATGAGTGGCCCGGTTAGATTTCTGCGGTTGTAATCCGATTCCGAGTATATAGCTTGAAGGATATCGGTTTCTTCTAGGTCGAGGCTTGCGTTGATCGACCACAAAAATTTTATGGGAAATATCGGCCCATCTAGAATAGATGAGCCATTTGCTGAATATTCGATTGAGGGTAGTGGGCCAATCCTGCCTCTGGGGAATCTTGGCGAAAGGAATTTGGTGATTTTTAATTCCAAATCGTTAACCGTCAGAATTAATCCGCTCATTTTGAAGTCAAAGATAATGTTTGTTTACGGATTAAATGTTTGTTTGAGGCTACTGTTTGCCACCGTGCTGTGCGATGCCTTTGCCTTCTATTTGCTCGACTTTAGTTTGCAGCCGGGCTATTTGATTTTCTTGGAGTTGCAGCCTTGCGTAGGAAGCATCTAATTTGAGTTCGATTGCTTCACCTTGCTTTGTTAAACTTTTTATATTTTCCTCGGATCTTGTGACCGCAATGCTTGTAGCAGTCACAAGCTGGGCTATGTAAATAATACAGGCAATGGCGAGACTATTTATACCTATGCTTATACTGGAAAGCAGTTTATTTTCTTGGGGCTTGAATTGATCGGTCATTTTTTTTTGCGGGTTTCAGAACTTCTTTATATCTAGCTGAGTTGTGCATTGGCTTTCAGGGTGGTTAGGTGTTCTAAACTAGAATATAGTACAAATGTGCTATAAATGGATTGAGTTAATCTACAAACAGGAATTTAACTATGGTCACTACTTCTGAAGCTTTGGTGCAGCAGGCAGATTTATTGGAAAAGGTTGCTAGTGTGATTCTTGACTTGATCCAGAATGCCAATGCTAATGCACGCGATAGGGCTGAAGCCGAAGCTAAAATTGCTGAGTTCATTGCAGCAGATGAGGCAAATGCTGTGACTGTAGGAACAGGAAATACAAAGCTTCAAGAGTTGCTTAATGTGGCGACTGCTGCTATCTTGCCATCCAGCGAAGACATTGCACCTCCTATTGCGCCTCCTTCTGTTGATGGTGAACTAGGCTAACTATTGGCGATACACTTTTGACCTGTATTCTTTGCCCTCCTAGAGAGGGTATTTTTTTGTCCTAAAGTATACTATTTTAGTACAGACGTATTATTGATATAGTTTGAAATTGTAATTACAGATGCTTGCCCTCTTAATGAGGGCATTTCTATGAATGGATTTATCAAGTAAGAGTATGCTGGAGCAATTTCGGAGTTTGTACCCCACCGGCTGTTTAATTTCTGAGGTTGCTCAGATTTTTAAAACTGAGTTTGTGGTTCGTGTGAGTATAGTTGTTGATGGTGTTACTCGTGCCACAGGGTTGGCAATGGATGTTCAAGTTGCTTTGGCAGAGGATAAAGCTAGGGCTAGGGCATTGGCGGTTGTGGACATACCTAAACCAGTTGCGCCTACTCAGATAGCTAAGGTTGTTGATTTATCTGATTTGATAGCGCTGACTGATGTCCACATGGGGCGGCTTGGGTGGACGGCTGCATATGGTCAAAATCATTTGATGAATATTTATGGAAAGCGTGCGAGAAGACTTTTGTCTCAGGAAGAGCTAGAGCATTTCCTGGAGTTTCTCAAAGCGCAGCCCGATGTTGCTGTGTGAATTAGGATTAACGGGATATGAAGAGAAAGAAGGTTAAATGGGCTGTTTGGTGTCCAGGTGGGAAGAATCACTGGAAAACTTTTTTTGAAAACTGTCATGTAGAGGCTTGGCATAAAGCTAAAAAATTATCTGGCGGGTTGCCTTTTAGACTTTTTCCTGTTGAATAGGTAATTCAGTAGGGCTGAGTAAACAGTTAAGCGTTCATTGTAGGTAGTTATGGAATTAATTTATTTGCTTGGAATTATAGTTGTGTCCGTAAGTCTTTTGATTCGGATGTTGCTATATTGTCTTGGTATTTGGGCTTTATTTCATTTTAAAATTCTGGATGCGATCGCTTTTGTAGCTATTTCAGAATTTATTCGGATTTTGATGAGTTTGATTGTGGATAAAACCAAGGTTAACGAGGATGAAGGATATACGGGAAATGAATGAGTCTAAAGGCTTACTGGAGTCTATTCGCAAGGAACGGGAACGTCTAGCCCAAAATAATCAGGTTCCTGTAGATGATTTACGAATATTGGTATTCACTAGTTTTAGTTGCAATATGATTTCTGAAGGTAGAGCCTGTCAATTGCTTTGTACCAACAGAATTGATTTTAGGCTTGAGTGGCTCCAGTGGCTTGAAAGTCATCCGCATATGGAGAAAATCTCAGATAGCTTGGATATTTACTGATTTCACTTGTAGGAGTGCAGACTTAAGCTTGATCTGATTGTGGTTTATCTGGATTTTAGTAGGTTAAGTGTTTTTGCTGATGATGGTGGTTGTATCGTTGTTTTGGGATTAATTAGTATGTCTGTAATTAATTCCAAGCAATGTTTAGATTTTTGAGTTTTGGACTATGCTCGATTACTGTGTTTGCAGGTTCTGCTGCTGGACAGGTGACCCTTAATCGTGGTTTTGAAAGGGCGCTTCGTGTTGGTGGTTATGATACTGCTATTGGTGATAGTTTGATTTGCTATGCTGAGACTAATACTGCCAGCACTTTTGATTTGAGTCGGTTGTGTGGAATTGTTCCGGCTCGTTCGTCGGGGAATGATGGTTATACGGGTTCTGGTAGTGGTTATTCTGGCGGGGGGTCTGATGGAGTTTGCAACTTCCCTGATGATATTGCTCGTGACGGCAGTCGTTGCGGCGGACGCGCCAGAAGTGAGAAGCCTGGAGGAAGGTAATAGCCGATAATTTTTAGCTAAGTCGGAACTAACTCGGAACTGAAACATGAATCAGTTCCGAGTTCTAGGATACTTGATTAGCAAGGGTTTTAGAACTAAGTCGGAACTAAGTCGGAACTAAGTCGGAACTAAGTCGGAACTAAGTCGGAACTAAGTCGGAACTAGTTCACACTTCCCGAAATCCTTATTCAATAAAGACTTTAGACTTAAGTTTGAACTAAGTTTGAACTAAGTTTGAACTAAGTTTGAACTAAGTTTGAACTAAGTTTGAACTAAGTTTGAACTTGGCTCCTTTGAGCGTAAATACGCTTGGCGTTTAAATTCTAACCGTGTTAATATCTTTACATATTGTGAGTATCCATCCGTAGACATATATAAGTTGATTTTTTCTATGCATCTTGAATCAATTTTTACAGAGCAGGTGGTTAATACCATTACCGCAAAATCTAAATGTGAATATCTAAAACTATGCAATATTTATTTTGAGCAGAGAAAATCGGAATTGTGCTTGGTCATAGATTGCCCCGGCGATGTCATCGATAAAGTTTGGGAATACAAACATAAAATTTTATCTGCGGCTTTCTTGCTTGGATTCAACAAAAAGTTGATACTAAAAAGAGAGGGAAGTATTTATGCTTCTGCTTCTTCTCGATTTAGTATTGAAGAAGTCAAGGAAGGACTTATGCATCTATCAGCAGAAACAATCACTAAAGGATTAGTATTTAATGATTTACTTTTGTTTGTTGCTAATTCCCAGTATCCTACATTCGTTACAGAAGTACCAAGGAATTGGCACTGGGGGCAGCCGCAGCGACTCGTTTTAACAAATTCTCAAGTTACTAATTTTTCGGGTGTAAAGTCAACTAAGCTGCATGGTGAAGATATGACATTACTGTATGATCGCGTCATATTTGAGCGTCAGATGTCCATACTCACGCGTGAATTTGAAAAATCGCCCAAAGAGAATATTGTTAAGGATTACGCATATACTTCATACACCATTGACAAATTCCGACAAAGTTTATGCCGAGATTCAGAGCATGAATATAATGCTGATTTTAAAATGATTTACATAGAGGACTTGGATATGATTGCACGCGTTTGTTGTTGCAAAGATCGACGGCCTGTCAATTCTTAGCTCCATCAAGCTCATCTATCTTAAACCCCTGCCGTTGATTACTGCTGGGGTTTTTTTGTTCTAAGAAAGCCATGATCCATTCACTCTCTGTATGAGCCTCTTCATCTATATCAAGTAGAACCCTGATTTGTCTAAGTTCATCCTCGGTGACATCATTGACTAAGCCTTTTTGAATTTGCATGAATCTGTTGATGGTCATAGACGCAGTTTTGTTTTGCACCATAGACAATAGCTCCGTCTCTATATCTGATTCTGATAAATTATTTTTAGTTATAGTCGATTCTATGATTTCTTGTAAATTCATAATATTTTCCTGAAAAAAATCCTTTGTCGCCACATAGGCAAGTTCAGTCCAGTCGCTGTAAGTAGAATTTTTGTCAATGTAAATTTTGTCTGCAAAGCTCACTGGTTTGTATATCAGTGGTGCAATTGCTTTGAGAATCTTGTCTTCCGGCTTTGTAATTTTGGCATTTATATATTTACTAGCTGTGGATGGAGCTATATCTGCTTGTTTGGCAAATGTTCTTAGTGACCATTTTCTTGCTTTTAAAGTTGCTTGTATTAATATGCTTAACCGCTTTATCCCCTCTGCGGTGTAGTTGAAATGCTTTTCTTCCAAAGGCTCGAACAAGAAGATCTGCGATTTTACTGGATATTCTGTTGCGGTTGTCAGCATTATCACGTGGTGTTTCCTTTGTTCCTGGCTAATTTAACAATAACTCAAAATCGTTTTTCTGTACCTCTTGTACATTTTTTCTTTTGATGCTAGATTACTAAAAACACCGCGAACACCGCGAACACCGCGAACGATGAAGCTAGTAAGACCAGGTATTGACCCAAGTGTCTATGACCAGGTTCGTCTGGGAGCAGCGCTTGAGAAAATTTCGACTCGCAAATTTATTGAGTCGTCAATTTTGGAAAAAGTAGCTAAATCCATTGGTTCCAATCAAGAAAATAAACGAGGGGAACCATGTGGATTGGAACCTCAGAATTAGTCGGACTGCCTGGATTACCAGGATCTAAAAAGGGGCTTATAAAAAAAGCCCAGAAAGAAAACTGGCAATGGCGCGATCGCAATCAGCGAGGTGGAGGGAAGGAATATCATATATCCTCGCTTCCCCCACAAGCCCAGGCGTATCTACTTCAACAGGCAAAACCAGATCAACAGCATTCCCACCCGGAATCTGAGAACGAGGAATTGCTAATTACCCAATCCCCATTACCCATTCAGATGCCAACTGAAACCCTGGTAACGGCGATTATTCCATCTCAGCAAAGAGCAAGCGAAACATCAACCGACGGCAGGATTAATGCCAAAGTTGAAATCTTGCGTGTTCTTGAGCAGTTCTGTGAAGAAAGACAGTTAAAAAAAATCTCCTGTCATCACGTTTTTGCAGACTCCTACAACACCGGAAAGATTCAAGTGTCGGAACAAACCAGAAGGCAGATCCCTTCTGTATCTTTCCCGACCTTGCAGCGGTGGTATAAAGCTCTGCAAGAAGGGAGTGTTCAGTCACTTGGGGGGAAATATGGAAATCGTGCTGGACAGACAAAAATAGACACAAATCCTAAAATCAGGGATTTTGTCTTAGCGATGCTGACACGCTTCCCTCACGCAACCGGAGGGCATATACTTTCGGCTCTCCAAGCACGATTTGAGGATGAAATTTTACCTTCTCAAAGAACTATATCCCGGTGGATAGAAGGTTGGAAAAACGAGAATAAGGAATTATTCACAGCCATATCCAACCCTGATGATTGGAAGAACAAATTCATGACTGCCTTTGGCAGTTATTCCGAGGATGTAGTTCGCCTGAATCAGCGATGGGAAATGGATTCTACCTCGGCTGACATCATGCTCGAAGATGGGCGCTATCACTTGATTAGCTGCATTGATGTCTTTTCGCGCAGGATGAAACTGTTGGTTGTTCCAACTTCTAAAGCTACTGCGATCGCGGTTTTGGTAAGAAAATGCTTGCTGGACTGGGGTGTCCCAGAAGAGGTGAAAACCGACAACGGCAAGGATTATACAGCAAATTACTTAGAACGTGTATTTAGGGATTTAGGTATTAGACAGAAGCTCTGCATACCTTTCCATCCTTGGCAAAAGCCGCACGTTGAAAGAGGCTTCCGAAGCTTTCTCCATGATTTATTAGAGTTGCTCGATGGTTACATTGGACACAATGTAGCTGAACGTCAGGCTTTGAGAGCCAGGATTTCTTTTGCTGACAGGCTAACGACAAAAACTGAAGAGATCAGCATGAAAATGACTGCATCTGAATTTCAAGCTTTTTGTGACACCTGGACTAACCAAATCTATGCCAATAAACCTCATGAGGGGTTGGATGGTAAAACGCCATTTCAAGTTTTTACCGCCTGGCGCAGCAATACTAAGTCCATCGATAATGAACGGATTTTGGATGTTCTCTTGGCTGAAGCACCGGGTGCAAATGGGCTACGGACTGTGCAGAAACGTGGCATTCAACTTGAAGGAACTTTCTTTATTGCTCCTGAGTTGGAAGCCTGGATTGGACAAACTGTGCAAGTCCGGTTTGATCCGCTGGACTTGGGTAAAATCTACGTTTTTGACGGTGATTTTAAGCTTATCTGCATTGCTGAAGATCCAGTCCGAACCGGTATGAATCGGCAAGAGGTTGCAGTTCGGGCTAAACATCTACAACAGAAGCGGATTCACGAAGGTAAGCGGGCGCTGAAGCAAATCGCCAAAAAGGTGAATGTGGCTGAGGCAGTGGAGGATATCCTCCAGGAAGCTGAGGCCAATAACAACGTGGTGGCTTTTCCTGCACCCAAGGAAATTCATACATCTAGAGGCTTGGAATCTGCGGCTGAAGTAGTAGCAGCACTTAAGCCGAAAGAATACGCACCGATGACTGCTGAGGAATTGGCAGAAGCTGACGCGGCTTTGAGTCGAATTGAGCAGCCAGAAGTAGAAATAGTGCGGGATGAAGATCATTTCTGTCGGCTGTGGAAGCAGGTAAATGCTGGGGCATTTATTGCTAACCGTGATTGGCAGTGGATGAAGCATTACGCTACCACCCCAGAAGGCAGGGGCGTACTGCGATTTTTGGATGTTACTGAGATTGATTTCTCCAGCTTTATGAACGAGCGGGAGGCGAAAATTTCGTGACTGACGAGGAAATGCTTAACCTCACTGACGCAGATAGGTGGAATCCTAAACATTTTGGTGAACCACCACCATTTTTACAGGACGGCGATCAACTAACTATCTTTTTTGATCGCAGAGAGGAGCCACCACTACCTGAAGAATTTTTGAATTTAGAGCAATTTAATGAGGCTTGGAAATTATGGATGGAAAAGTTCCCGCACCTAGCAGCGACATAGTAAATGTCTACGATTTGTTGGCCCTTTTGGCTGGTGAAGGGTATTCCAGGGAAACGGCAATTGAACACATAAAAATCTTAATGGAAGTATCCCGCAGCCCTTATATTTCTACGGATTTGAAACGGGCTATCGGTTTTGTTCAAAGCTTTACTTTCAGCCTTTCAAATCTGAGTCCTAACCAGATGACTGAGTTGGTTGATGTTATCGAAAAACAGAGAAAGGCTTTAGCAGAAGGTTTTTGACATGAAGGATTCTGCGCTTGTTTCACTTTGCTGGTTAACCGCCCAAGACAAACACCTAATCGAGTATTTATTGGACAACGAATTTTGGCATCATCAAACTCATTTTTCATCTTACTCGGAAGAAGATCAGCTTTGGTGGTACACCGATATTTGTGAAATTGGAACCTACAAATTAGGAATTTTAGAAGATGAGTGCGAATACGGTGAAGACGATGAAGAGTTATCTGGGTATGTGATTAGCATCATCATCAACGGGGTTGAATTGCTGACTGATGGTACTTTTTCGTGGGGATTAAGACTACGTCAAGTTGAGCTAGAAGTCAAAGAATTTCTTCGGACTTATGAGCTTGAAAGTTCATTTCACAAGCAATTGTCTTTTTGTTAATAGCATTCCCTGAAGTAGGAGTACAAGCCTTTCTAGGGATGAGTAGGGTAATAAATTTGGAGGCAAAATGTCAGATCCTCGTTTAGTGAAATACGTGATTTTCGACAAGGTAAAACGTCTTTACCTGTCTAGAAATGGGATTGGTTTTGGATGGTCATTCCATCGAGTTAATGCGGCTCGCTTGAATTCTGAACAGGCAGTATTTTGGACAAATCAACTCATCCAAATCAATCAACGCAGAGGATTTGTAGTACAGGAGGTAGGTAATGCTAGAGCAGTCTAGCCCCACACCTGAACAACGGGAAGAGTACGTCAGGCGATACCGGGAATTGGCGCAGGGCTATCACTACGATTACTCAAATTCCAGGCTTGAGGAGTTGGTTAAGTCTCCGAATTGGAGCGACATCCAGAAACTACTAACTCCATCAGCTAGAAAAGCCTGTAAAAGCTATTTCCGTTATATAGGCGATCGCAGCTTTGGCTGTCTCGATATGGAGATAAAGACTTGGGAGGCACTGGTAGAGAGCATCCAAGTAGCACAGAAGAAGCTCTCTAAGTGCAAAAAGTAAAAGTTTTGGTAGTTGAGATTGCTCTCTCAACTACCAACGAAACAAAACTCTCTAGGATTGTACACGATGAAAAATCAATTAGCAAAAGTCAAGAATATCCGCAAGCTGTCACAGGCGTATGAATCGCTGGCGCAACGAGATATCAACATTCCCCGAATGGGTTTAATTAGCGGTTTCTCAGGGGCTGGGAAGAGTCAAGCCATTGGTTGGCTTATTTCTCAGGTTGATGGGGTTCTGGTACGAGCCAACGCTTGCTGGACTGTGAGTTCAATGCTGGCGGCGATTGTGGTTGAGATAGGCACTACTCCTGTCAGTCGGAATGCGCTGATGCTGAAGCAGATTGTAGATAGCCTCGCAGCCAGTCGCAGACCTTTAATTATTGACGAGTGCGATTATCTGCTACGTGATCCGCGTATGGTGGAAACCCTGCGAGACATTCATGATTTAGCGGGTGTGCCGGTGATCATGGTGGGCATGGAGGGCATAGAGAAAAAATTGGCCCACCGCAAGCAATTATCACGCCGAATCTCACAATTTATTGAGTTTGCACCTTTGGATTTGGAAGATGCTGAAACTCTGGCGGAAACAGTATGTGAAGTGGCTGTAGCGCCGGATTTGCTACAAAAAATCCACAAGGATGCTAGGGGCAGCATTGGACTGATGATCGTGGGTTTAGCTCAGGTTGAAGCACTAGCCAAGACTCAACAGTGGAACGTGATTAATTGCCAGCAGTGGGGCAATCGCAAATTATTTTTATCGGCAAAGGTGGGGTAATTATGATGCCAGCGATTTTGCGTAGGTACGAAATCAGCTTGATTGATGCAATTGATGCATTAATTACAAAATTAATGACTTGGGAAGATGGGCAATTTTCAGCTTCTGAGGTGAGTTTGAGCCGTAGAGAAGCTCAGGAGATTGCAGCTTGGGTAATTAATAGTGCAGCAGATCCCTTTGGATTTTGTGGTGCGAGTTTGAATGGGGATAGATTGCTAGAGCTTCTGCGAAATATTCGGGAGGAAGGCAATGATTCAGTTTGAACAAATGTGGTCAAAAATTCGGAGACTTGAGGTTTTCTGTTTGCACGAATTAGCTGAGTTTTGTGATTTTGAGGTTTCAATTCCGCTACTGGCAGCTTATATTTTGGCTCTAACAGAGAGCGGGTATCTGGTGGAGTTGTCGGGGAAACGAACCCATAGGCGATATCGGTTAGTACGGGATTTGGGACAATTTGCACCGATATTGCGTGAATCAGTTCCTATTCGAGTAATGGGGCGATTAGTTCAGGTTCAGTACGCGATGTACGACCCCAATGAAGATTTTTATTTTCCACTTATTAAGGAGGATTAAATGGTGGAATTGGAAGATTGGAAGGAAGTTTTATTGCAGGAAGTTAGTAGATCTAATCAATATCATGTTGCGATGAAGCTGGGGGTTTCACCTGCAATGATATCTAAAGTGATTCAAGGTAATTACAATACGCAAGCCAGTAAATTACCTTTGTTGGTCAAGTCTCGCTTGAAGCCTCAAACTATGAGCCATGAAGAATCAGAATGGCTAGAAAGGCTAAAATACATTTGCTCGATTTACCGAGTTCGAGATGTTGCAAAAATCTTAGATTTCTCGGCTTCTTACCTGTATATGGTTACCGCAGATAAGATAAAAACAAATTCGTATAATCTCAAGATTGAGGTTATGGCGAAGTTGTATGACGATGAAATCTTGAAAAACTTAAAGCTTCGGCCAAAAGCTGTTAAAAAAAAATCAGCAATTAAGGTAACTGAGGATTTAACTGTTGCAGTAGCTGATGCTATCTATTGCAATGGGATAGCTTCTTACGATGACTTAATTGAAAAGTTTCCGCGACATGGCTTGAGTCGAAGTTTAAGCATCCTTGAAAAGATGGGGGCTATTAATGTTATTAAGCCATCTTTAATAGGGCGCGGTAAAGGGACGCTTCCGAGAAGTAAGTACGGCATCGCTTGCAAGTGTTCGGCTCCGGGGAATACCGATAGATGCGCTGAATGCCCTCTGGGGAAGATGATTATATCTGTATGTGGCTTGGACGATGATGGAGAGGAGTTTGACTGATGCTTGCTGAAACTCCTGCTTTATGTTTTCAGGAATTGCGTAATCATTGCCATCAATATTTTCGGTATCTACCCTATCTAAATTTGGAGCATTTTAATAATCCAGATGTAGGCTGGCTGCATGAAGTTTTTGGCGATATTTGTCGGAGACTTGATGGCAATGAAGCTAATTTCTTGGGTATTGATTTAATGAATGCTTTTTACTCAGTAGTTTATGAGCTTGAGTTTAAGCAGATTTTTCATCCTAACTCTTTAGTCGTTCACAAGTCTGAAGTTTTTAAGAAATCGCCAAAATTATCACGAATTGTGAGATTTTCTCACGATTATCCAAGTGTTGTTGTTCGCAATTACAACGGGTCATTTTTGCTTGGAGAACCATGTCTCAAAACGCTTACAAATTACAACTTAGTGCTTTTAAAGGACACCTTAGCATGACTAATCATGACAAAAGTATGGGCGCATATCATGAAAGCAAGATTTTTCAAATCTATCTTGCAGGATTATCTGAAGCGCAACTGAAGACAGTAGCTCATGAATTATTTGTGAAGTTGCAAAATGAGCGCGCGCTAAATAATTCCCTGAAGCAAGAATGCAACTATTTAGCAATTCAAAATGCTCGGTTAAATAGCGTTTGCATCTCTCACGTGCAAGGTTCGTTGATGGATTTCAAGCTTTAGTTTCCGCCTGATGAGTCTGTCTGACCCGCAGACGAAATAGGGGCTTAATGCCCCTATCGCGGATTGGGTCTAACAATCCGTCACACACAATCAATGGGGGCTATGCCCCCTTTCCTAGTATGGAGGAAGAATGATCACACCAGAGAAAGTGCTGTTGGCACTTCAAGAAAATCAAGGCGCAAACAACGGATTGCGGGCTAAGGATTTAGTTGAACTACTTACCGGGTATGCCGCTAAACCATCCGACGAACGATATTTGCGTCAAGTGGTTTCGGCACTGCGTATACAGGGATTTCCAATTCTGGCTACTCCTGAACGTGGATATTACTGGCCAACTGATGTTAATGAGATTGAGCTTGCCTGCCTTTGGTTACGCAAACGGGCGATGACTCATTTGTGGATGGTTTCCAAGCTCAAACGGTTTGGTATCCCCATGCTTACGGGACAAATGACTTTGCCTATTCCTATCGTGATTCCGGCGATTCCTCAAATGGAACAGCCAAATGAGGAGGAGGTTAAGGAGCAGGTGAAAGCTATTTTCATGGTAGTGCCTAACGATGTTTATGAGGCGGTTCAAGACGTTTGCCAAAAACTTGGGAAAACTGATGAGGAAATAGCTTCTACGGCTTTAGCTGTTTATGTCAGTGGTCTTCAAGCGGTGCTAAAGGATATGGAGGAGCATGAATACAGCGGTAGAGAAGCGGAAAAAGTTACTGGCACAGATTCATATACTGAAGAAGGATAAGGAAATTGATGATGCAACCTATAGGTTCTTGTTGCAGGAGTATTTCCGGGTTGATTCTGCCAAAGATTTATCTGAGACGGATTTAGAAAAGTTTGTCTCTGTTTTGAAGATTTTCAGGAGGGCGAAAAGCAAAGGTCAAAACGATTTGATCTTATCTCTCTGGAGGCAATTGTTTGAACAAGCAAAGGTAGGTAGTCAAAATCCCCAATCACTAAACCGATGGATAAGAAGACAAACTGGGGTGGAGCGCTTGGAGTGGTTGAACGTCAGCCAGAAAGCCAAGCTGATCGAGGCGTTGAATGCTTGGTTGACGAGATAGCTCAAGTCAGATTCAAGCTAGGGCAACGGGCAACCTGGAAGGATGCGCCTTGGTGGTGGAACCCTTTAGGTGAGGAGATTTATGAAATTGGTGATGGATATGTGCGGCTTAATTATGGAGGTAGAAAAATCCCTTTTTGTGATCTGATTTTGTATAAATAGCTGAAATTGGCTCCACTAATAAACTGGGGCTTTTTTTATGAGTGGCTTGACAGATGGTTTGATAAATTACGCTCCGCGAATCCACTATTTAGTAAATATGTACTAATCAGGGTGAAAATTCCTGATTTTAATCGTTATTTTAAAATTACAGATTGGTTATGAAAAGTGATATCAGCAGAGCTTAATGAATACATCCCGCTTTTGCAGTCAGACGATATAGAAGGCTGTAAAAGCCGTATATTGAAAGAGATTTGCCGTGAAATCAGTATTTCCTGCGTAATTGGATTGATAGAAATAGCCAATCTAAAGCGTGATAGCGGGATTGCAATTTCCGATGGAGCGGTTGACATATATGTTCCACAAAATCCCGCGCCAAGCCATTTGATATCTAAGTATTGCGGCTTAAGGGCGATGCAAAAGCTGTGTGATTTATACGCAGGGCTATATATCCGAGTTTATTCAGTACGCTCGGCGCTAATTCGTTGTCGAAATAGGTATATTAGAAAATTTTGTGTTGAGAATCCAAATAGCATTCATCAAGTGGCTGAAACATTTGGTTTAGACACATATTGGATTCAAAAAAAAATTCTGTTGACCAATAACCAATAACCAATAACTTATATGGCTAAACCTTCGCTTGTAAGTCAACTTCCACAAGATATTCAGAAAGAGCTAGATACAAAACTTATAACCAATGGCTTTTCCGACTACCTTGGATTAGCGGAATGGCTTGCTGACAAGGGATTTACTATTTCCCCGTCTTCGATTCATCGGTACGGAAAAGATTTCAAAAGCAAGGTTGACAATATTAAGTTATTGACATCGCAGGCTAAGGTAATTGTTGAGAATGCCGGGGATGAGGATAATGCCGTAGGTGAGGCTCTATCAACTTTGGCGCAAAGTAAATTATTTGAGTTGTTATTAAAAATAGATTTAGATTCTCAGTTAGAAGATGATAGCGATGAGCAAAATAGGAGCCAGGATAAGAAAAAATTAGAATTCCTGAACTTGGTCAAGGCTGTCTCGCAACTCAACCGCAGTAGCGTTTCTTTAAAGAAATTCCGTGATGAAATGCGTGAAAAAGCTAAAAAGGCTCTAGCAATTATCAAGAATGAAGTTAGGAATAAGGGTGGGATTTCTGACCAAACAATCCATGACGTAGAAGTAATTTTGGGCATTGCTGATGGAAGCTAAAAAAGATTATTTTTTGCCCTACCAAGTCCGTTGGATTCAGGATCAGTCACGGTTAAAAATATATGAGAAAACCCGGCGTGGGGGGATGACTTACACTCAATCCTATGAAGATGTCAAGGATGCGGCTAAAGCCGATGATCCGATGGATGTATGGTTTTCGTCGGCTGATATGTCTGCTGCACGTGAATACATTCGATATTGTGAGCAGTGGACGCGGGTATTTAAAGTTGCTGCTGAGTCCCTGGGTGAAATTGTTATTGACCGAGAGGACGATATCAAGGCGTTTGTAATCGAATTTGCCAGCGGGAAACGGATTCATGCTTTAAGTAGCAATCCTACTGGGTTTCGCTCTAAGGGTGGGAAGGTGGTGCTAGATGAATTTGCAAAGCATCAACAACAGGATGAACTTTGGAAAGCTGCACAGCCCTCGATAACTTGGGGGTTCCCTATGCGAGTGATTTCCACTTACAACGGTAAGAACAATCGATATTACCGAATGGTCGAGGATGCCAAGAAGGGCAACAAATGGAGTTTACACAGTACAAATATCATCCAGGCTGTTGATCAGGGATTGGCTGATAAAATTCTCAAGCGGAAATTAACCCCAGAGGAAAGGCAGGAATGGCTAGATGAACTGAGAGAGATTGCTGGGGATGAGGAAACTTGGCAGCAGGAATATATGTGCAATCCTGTTGATGAGGCTACTGCCTGGTTAACTTGGGATTTGATTGAGGGCTGTGTTGATAAGTCTGCGGGTATTCCCGGTAATTATCAGGGCGGTTTGTGCTACGTGGGTATGGATATTGCCCGTCGTCGTAATTTAACCGTGATTTGGGTGAATGAGGCGCTGGGGGATGTGTTGTGGTGTCGTGAGGTAATTTCTCTCAAGAATGCGACTTTTAAGGAGCAGGACGCGAAATTAGATGAGGTGATGCGGCGTTATAAGGTGGCGAAGCTTTGTATTGATCAAGGTGGAATGGGTGAGCGGAGTGCGGAAGAATATATAGATTTATACGGTCGTTACCGTACTGAGGGGATTATTTTTTCTGCTCCTATTAAGCAAGATTTGGCGGTGACTGGGAAGCAGAAGTTTGAGGATAGGTTGGTGAGGATTCCTGATGATAAGGCGGTTAAGGACGCTCATCATGCTGTTAGGAAGTTCACGACAGTTGCAGGTAATGCGCGGTTTGATGCTGATGATAGTGCTGAAGTGGGTCACGCTGATGAATTTTGGGCGCATATGCTGGCAATTCATGGGGCGATAGGGAATAAGAATTCTATGCCTGCTCAGGCTTCTGAGGAGTTTGATTGTTGGTAGTCTGAATCAGGATTTTCAGGATTTAAGGATTAAAATGATGCGTGTATAAGCAATGAAAGTAACGAAAACGCTGTCAATGGAGACTCCCGGAAGAAACACTTCGTAAGATAGAAGAAGTATTGGGTGTGGATTTTGGTATTAACTTTGACTAACAAAGAGATACGGCGACGTATAGGCAAAATATACTAAGCCTATCAATGTTACTTTATTGGTCAAAATGAATCCGCAGGATGCACTAAAACTTGCAAAACAAGGTGACGCAAATGCGATCGCCACGCTCATAAATAGTTCGTTGCAGGGAAAAGGTATTATTGCTAAAGTTACCCAAAAAGATCACTGCCTACAGATTATTTTGGAGTCAGCAGAAACCCCTAACCAAGAATCTTTGGTTAATCTGATCCGCAAGGGCTTGATATCGTTAAAGCCTGGATCTATCAACCGCGTCACGTTATATGCGCGACAGCCAGGAAATAGCCTGATACTCTGGAGTGAGCGATTTAGCTTAACTGTTGCAGAAACCCCTAAAAATACACCTACTTTTGCCCCTGCAATGAGTGTAGAGGCATCTCAGCAACTCAAAAAAGAAGCAAAGAAAAAAGAGCTTGAGTTCAATATGGTATTTTGGGGAATAATTTTTTTGTTTGGTGGATGCACTGTCTATGCAGGAGGCTATCCCTGGACTTGTCAGCAAGCCGAGGATGCCGTGCGTGAAGCACAAAGGGATCTGGGCAGAGCCTACAATCAAAATTTAGATGATAATCGTTTATACAGTTATAGCTATGTCCTTAGCAACAAACAAGGCATAAGAGATAGGAAATGTAGTAATTGACTTAGCATAAATAGGCTTTCAACTCTTCTACTGCTGGATTTTGTGGAGGCGATGAAGATGACACTGGCTTCTTAGGTAGGTTGTTCATGTCTTCAACTTCAGTATATTTTCTTCATAAGAATAAACTGTATTACCTAAAATATCCAGATAATCTTCTTCGTCTGGCGTTAATTTACCTTTGTCAATTAGTCGATTGATTACATTTTGCGTAGCTAAAAATTCTGCCTCAGAGGATATTGGTCTAGGTGGGAAAGCCCTGAGTAATTCTATGTAAGCTTTATCATTTTTGTTCATATTTATTACATTAGTCCGCTATTTACAGTATAAGCAATTTACAAAATAGTGCTGAGTTTGACCCACCCTGAAAATCCACCCTCAAATCCAGCAACCTTAATCTAAATACTTGAATTACTGTATGAACCTTGCGGACGAAAACTGGAGATACTACGAGGGGCTAAAAACCTTTGACTTTTGGACTGGACCGAAGCCAGAAATTAATCATCCTAAGTATCAGGTGGTGATGAAGCGGTTAGAAAAATCGTTTCATCAGTACAATGTTGTCCGCAAGATAGTAAATCACTACATCAACGCCTTAGTCGGCAAGCCGTTTCACTGGTATCTAAAAAATAGCAGTGGTGAAATGGATTCTGAGAATGAAGCAGAAAAATACTTGCAGATGTGGTGGGACTACAATAAGCAGGTATCAATATCTCAACGACTAGGCAAAGGAAAGCCCTTTGCTGAAGCAATTTGTCAGATGTTGGTCAGAGATAATAGAGGTAGTAATACAGGTATCAGTCAAGGGCTTGATGGTAGTGTTAGCGGGGGAATTGGTACGGGGTATTTGCGGCTTTATTCCCCAAAGCGATATGCAAATCTACAGCCCTGGAAAAAGATTATTCTGCACTGCCCATCACCAGGAAGTGTGCTAGTTGATCGTGATACAGATGGAATTTTGTACAGAGCCACTTATTCTTACGGTCAAGGACGCGAAATTTACACCCTGCTAGATAGTGGACTAACTAAGATTGAAGATGAGCAGGGAACTAGAGAAATCGACCTTCAGGGAAGATTACCAATTTTTGAGTTAAGTGGGGATTGCATTGTTACACAAGATATCAAAGATGCCCAAAATGCAATTAACAAAGGATTGACTCTGAAGGGTGAAAATTTAAATTTTGCGGGTTTTTTAGAACGGGTGATTTTAAATGGGCAGATGCCGGGGAAGTGGGTAAATGATGCCTCTGCCCCTGGCGGTGAGAAATTTGTGCCTGACCCGGCTGGAATGCAAGGAGGCGCGGGTAAAGCGATGTATGTTCAAGGTATCCCCATCGGTGATCGGCATAGTCCTTCAGGCTATACCAATCCGTCGGTTATGTATCGTGATCCGGTAGATGTGGATAATTTTCTTAAGGACTTTGAGCTAAATCTCAAGTGTGCTTATCTAGCAGCGGATTTGGGGCATTTGTTATCAGCTGGTGATGGTTCTCTGGCAGCAGTTAGTCGAAGAACCTTAAAAGAAGATTTTGCGACTGGCTTGGGGCAATATGCAGAAAATATCCAAGCGGTAATTTCCAATATTTTTGATACGGTGCTGTTACTTTTGAGCTACGATTTGCAGCGCCCAGACTTTACTCAATACAGCACTGTGGCGGAATTGAAAATGAATATGGGTAAGCCTTTACCAGAGGAAAGGGATCAAAATCGTCAAGATTATCAAGCGGGTTTATTAAGTTGGACTACGGCGGTAATGGGTACTGGTGAGGTTTCAGATCCTGATGCTGAGTGGGGGCTGAAACTTAGAGAGCGCGAGGAAATGCGGAATTTGGATGCTAAGGAAAAATCATTTGTTGAGGATTTTTCTGATGGGGGTGACAGTTGACCTCTGCAAGGCATGAAAAGCGGGCTGAGAAAAATTTCAAGCGCATGACCAAGGCTGAAAAGCTGTCCTTGGGGAAGATTAATCAGCGGCTAGAAAGTAATCACAATCGCATTGAAGAGCAGCTTTTAAGGAAGTATGAGAGTATTCGCGGTAACGATGGGTTGCTACCACATCAGAAGGCACTGCTGCTCAAAAATGAATTGGGTAGCATGAATATTGCTGAAGGGGATTTTCTGCCCATTTTTGATGAGTTGTACGGCAATGTTGATGCGGTATCGCTTGAAACTGCCAGTGATATGGTGAGGCTGTCTCAGGGTTCGGCTGCGGGTAGAATTAGCAGCCGTGATCAGGTGATTAAATATTGGCGTGAAGATAGCCAAGCCCGGATGCAGAAGTGGGGTAAGGCTTATGAACAGCAAGCACAGGCTTTGTTCGAGTTGAGTTATCAGCAGAATTGGGGTGCAAGACGCACGGCTGATGAGTTGAATGTGCTATTAGGAAGGACTGAGAAAAATGCAGCTAGAATTGTCCGATCATCCGGTAATTCCGTGCGTACCCTGACGATGAAGCAGGGTTACGATGCTAATAATATTGAGTTTGTAATTTGGAATACTTCAGGTAGTGATAAAGTTTGTCCATATTGCAGTGCTAGGAATCAGCAGGTTTACAAAATAGGTGAAGCAATCGTTCCTGCTCATGTTAATTGTCAGTGTTATTTGTTGCCATTTAAAAAGGAATGGGTACAGAATGGCAAGTTTGACAAGGAATGGTCTAAAGAGTCTAGGCGGAAGGGGTTGGAGGAGTTAAATAAGGCTGGGGGCGCTGCTAATAATGGACTGACACCGTTTGAGAAGAGTATGGGGTTGGATAAGCCGCCTAAACCTGTGTGGACTGCTGAGAAGGGGTTTGCACGCGGGGAAGCACCAAGGGTAATTACTAAGCCGCAGTTGCGGTATTTGAGCTTGTCTGAGTTGAAGGCTTTGGCTCAGGAAAGGGGTTTGAGTGCGGATAGGGTGAAGGAGTTGGGGAAAACTGGTTTAGGTAAGCGTGCTACTTGGATTAGGGCTATTGCCGCTGATTCTAGGGGGTAGAAGAATAAGCGGTGATAATAGTGCATTTGTAATCGTCACCGAAACAAGTTGTGTCCTCTGTTTCTGGAACTAAGGTATTAAATTCAATTAATGCACCATTGCAACACATCAGGCTTTCCCAGGGAATCCACCTTATTTCTGATTCTCCAGGTATTTGAACCCCAGCACCTTGTTCTAATGTCCGGATCAAAATTCCATATCTGTTATCACAGGTTTTAACTGGTGCATCGGGGTCAAGTCGTAAAGCCTGCTCATAATTTAAAGTCATGATACAAGTACCTGAAATTAGATTAGGGTTATTTCTCTAGATTCTATGCGGTAATTGTCAGAATCAGGATATCCAGGATTTAAGGATTAACAGGATTTTGATTGATTTTTAAGATTATCGTGACAAATGGTTTGATAAATTTGACTCCTAAGCTAAACCACCCTGAAATATGTATCTTAGATTCGCCACACTGAGATAAATATATATTTATTCAATCAAATGAATTACGCTGAAGCGATTCAGGCTCTCAAGGATTCCGGATTAGAAAATGCGGCTGATATTGTAGCCACTATCACTAAAGAAGCCACTGAACTTCAAAAATACAAAAAGCAGCACAATGAGTTAGAAACGCTTATTAATTCCGCTTTACAAGGATTTGGGAGCGAATCAGATAGCTATGAGCAGCGCCTAAAATCTTTATCCACTGAACTCCAAACAACCAAACAATCTCTAGAGACTGAGAAAAAGTCTAAGGAAGAGTTTGAGGGCAAGGTTAGACATTTGGAGCGGTACAACCTGGTACAAACTGCGGCTTCCAAGTCGGGCGCTTCTGTAGAGGTCTTGGATAAGCTTTTGGCTGGTTCTCAGGATGAGCTAAAGGTTGAGGGTGATACTGTGACCATTGCAGGTAAACCACTAAAAGATTACGCAGAGGCCAACTGGAAACCTTTTATCCCGGCTCTGCTACCTCAATCAGCACCAAGCTCAACAACAGATAAGTCCAACACTCCGCCATCTACATCTCTGCCTAGTGGTAGTCCGCAGGGTAAGCAGGAGTCCGTTGATCCACTTGCTGGAGTTTTGGGTGGTTACAAGCTTCCAGAAAAATTTAGTCAGGGGAGTTAATTAAAAATGGCAAAAATGCTGCACAGCACACCGCAATTAACGCAGGCTGCTTGGGCTGGTGATTTTTTAGATCGTCATTCCCTCATTCCCGGCGGTGCGCGTGTTGATCCATCTGAATTTCTCTATCAGGATGGGGTCAAAGTTACAGTTGGTGCAAATGCGGCACAAAATGCCACTAGTATTACTGTCGCTGCTTTATCCGGGGCTATTCCCAGTGGAACAGTTCTATATTTTGGAACCGCTAAATTTGCTTTGTTAACTGCTGCGGCTGCGGCTGGTGCAACGAGTTTGACTGTTCAAGCGTTACCTACGGCTATTGTCAGTGGCAATACTGCGACTTATGCAGGTTCTACGGGACGCAAGCCAATTAAAGCTGGCACTCTTCTCGGTCGGACTTATGCCCAAAGAGATGCGGGTACTGGGTTTGGGCTGGCTGATGTGGCTGGTGATGATGAAATTTATCTTTTGGCATTCGATGTGACCGATGCTCTATTTGAGGCTGATTGTGAGCTTTACAGGCACAACTCAATTGTTAAGGAAAATCTGTTACCTGGCTGGAGTACCTACGATTCTACTGCTAAGGCGAAGCTCAGAGAGCTTTATCAGTGTGTTGCTGGACTTGCTTAATTATCTGATGCAGGATGTCCAGGATTTAAAAATTAAATTCTGAAACTGTAAAACCAATGACTAATAACCAATAACTAATGACTAAAAAATGGATTTACTAACGTTTGTTAAACAGATGCAGGATGCGGGATATCTAAAACGGATATCTCGCAATCCCTTGGCACAATTCGGCACGGAACGACGGCGCTACATTGGGGCTGAGTTGCTGCCTGAACGTCCGGTAACTGAAAATCAGTATCGCGAAGATCAGGTTAAATTCAGAACTATTGTGGCTAACGATGGTACTCGATATTCTCCCACCCAGAAGAAAGATGGCGATTTGGTTGGGTACGTTGATGTCATTTTGGGCAATAGCGATATTGCCCGTGAAATGACCGGGCGGGAATACGATGCCCTGGTTAGTTTGCTGATGAGTAGCAGTGATATGCAGGCCACAGCAACTATGGCTAGATGGGCGGATACCGTACTCGAACGCGCTCTGATTGAGAAGTCAGAAAAGGAGCGATGGGAAGCTATTGTCGGCGCTCAGGTTACGCGTCAGGGCGATAATGGCTATTCTGAAATTGTGAACTTTTCCAATCCGGCGGGGCATCGATTTGATGCTGGTGGAGTTTGGTCAAACGATAGCTATGATCCATTTGAAGACATCTTTGATGCGGCTCAAATCCTTTACGATAAAGGTTTTATGGTTAGCCGGATTATTTCCAGCCGTACTGTAACCAGCAAAATGGGGAGGAATGCCAAGGTTAGGGGGCGTACTGGCCGGGTTGTAGTAGATGCTGGTGGACAAATTCAAGGCACAACCGGTAGAGCGGAACTAGCCGCTATCAACCAATCTCTATCAGCCGATGGATTACCGCCGATTGAGTTATACGATTTGCGATATCGTACGCAAACAGGAACTTTTCGATTTTTACCTGATACCGTGACGGTACTTGTCGCCACTACTGAACGTGACGAGAACCTGGATGTAGGTGATGGGCGAACTATGCCTATCCCTGATTCTCTGGGCTACTACGCAATGGGTAGAGCGGTAGGACAGCCTGATTCTGGCAGGGTGATTAATCTTTTCCCTAAAGAAGATAAGCCGCCACGAATTGAGGGTGAAGGTTTTCAAACCTCATTCCCAGTAATCACCGAACCTGAAGCGATTGTCGTTGTTAAAAATATCTCCTAATGCCATTCATCGCATCCGATAGATTCCGAATCATCAAGCATTTGCCTGGAGTCACGCTGGCACAGGCAGGAAGTTTGTTGGCAGCAATTTCTGATGAAGATATCATTGCCGAAATTCAAGCTTGTTTGGATGCTTTGGATGCTCTTAAGGAGGCTCTCAGTACTGAGCGTTCTGGTACGGATGCGGCATTAATCAGGGTTGATGTTCTGGAGTGGAGTCCAGGAGGACGAACATCTGGGATGGAAACTGAAAGGCTTGAATTGCGGAATCAGTTGGCTATTTTGCTGGGTTTGGAAAGTTGGGGTAGCTTCTCAAACCTATCTGGTTCCGTTGAGTTTCACCCCATATAAATTAAGGAAATAAGGAGATTTTATGGTAAGAAGTAAAGCAACTATCGGACGCGGAACTTTAATCTCTGTTGCTCCTGCCGAAGGCGATAATGTATGGCCTGAAGCTACTGCAATCACTATCACTACTGCCCCTGCCTCTGCGGCAGTTGCGATCGCAGTATCTTTCGATCCTGCACTGACTAGAGATATCCCCGCATCAACTACTAGACCGCTATACCTGAATTTCATTGAGGTGAGCGGTAAGTCTCACTTTGTAGAGGTAACATCTCCAATAACGCCTGCAACCACATCATTGACGGTGAAGGCTCTGAAGCAAGGAATCACTAATGGTGCGATCGCGGTTTTCCCGCTTTTATTAGCCAACGCGGAAAATGCCAACTTATCTGATGATAAAACTGAAGCCGATATCAATGTATTTAGCGGGGATGGATATAAAGATTCAATGACCACTCAATTGGCAAAGGGATTCAGTATGTCCACTTTTTGTAGTCAACTGGATGCTGCGTGGAATACCTGCCTGGATGCCTCAAATAGCCTTGAATATGATGAGGTTTACATCAAGTTGGAATTACCTAAGCCAAAAGGTTACACCAACAATGGACTAACCTTTGAATTCTTCAGCGGAATTAAAGCCCCTTTCAGTATCTCTGCCACAGAAATCATAAAAACCGATCTTACGGGAATGTCTCGTGGAGAGTTCAAAATCACAAAAGCTGCTTAGGCATAGTCCTATTCTGGATACCATACCCGCTTCTTTTAGCGGGCTTTTCATACTTATCCGCCATGTTAAATCCTGAAATTAATCTACCTTTCGATACCACGCTTAAGCAAGAAACCGTATCAATAAAAACTCAAACGAGAGAACTTAGATTTCCTGTTTTTTACGGATTACGGGTATTAGAGCAAATTAATATAAATAAGGCTTTGATGGAGTTAAGCCCTTATGCTATGGCTTGCGAATTAGCAGTAAAAATTGAATCTGAGCTACAGATGGATTTGATGTTGTGCTACAACGCTGTTGTTGGTAATCCTCCTGAGAATAAGCAGGATTTACTAGAAGTGCAGCGCATACGAATTCGCTATGCTCGTGAAATTGAAAAAATAAATAATTTCTCAGAGGAGTATACGGATCAAGAACGGTTAATAACTGTTACCGAAATTTATAAAAGAATAGATCCAAATTGGACTGTAGAAAAAACGCACATGATTACAGTGCCATTACTACAAGAGATTTGGAAATTCGCACAAAGTGAAATTGCCTGTAATTCAGGAGTTGTTGAGAATATAGTTCCAACTAAGGAGGACATAAAAAAGCCTGTGGACGAAAGTCCGAGCCAACAGATTGGCTAGGTATTTTTTGGCAGATCCAAGGCTATTGGAGTACAGATGATAGATTTAATTCAAGAAATTTCGCCAATCAACCTTGTTGGTTGGTTTTTCAGGCTTTGGAGTCCGGGCAGGAAGCGGAAATAAACAGGCTTCATAATTACGAAAAGCCTATTGCCCAAATGACTGCGGTTTATGCTAATTCGCAAAGGTCAGAAGCACCGTTTTACGAGGCTTCAGATTTTTATGTTTTTGAGATTTGTAAGAGTTTAATCGATCTTACTGTTTGCAAGACATTTTTATCTATTGCCAAAGATCACCTTATGCCTAGTTGGGTAGTGAGGTTGTCACCGTTTGAAGAAATCGAAAAAGCCAAGGATAAAGATGGACGAATTGCTAGTCCTAGAATGTGGATGCGGCGTGGATTAGCTTTAATCTGTCCAAGGGTTGAAAATGGCAAATTAATAGCAGGGATGGCAATTATCGATGATAATGCGCCTTTTGGTGAGGTGGAAGTATTTGATGTTGATACCAATGAATCTCACGTTATATATGTTCCAGAAGGTATTCAGGAAGCTTATCTTTTAGATGTCCGTTGGTCATTATGAAAAAATCACCTTTCCATGAATACGGAAACGCCACACTAAGGCTTGAAATTGCGTCAGGAGCGCTGGTGACTGACCCAACAACTGGTAATGTAAAGCCCATTGCTCAAACCATAGAATTTTGGGCTTTACTTAAATCTAAGCCCAGCAAAGATGATATGAAGCTAAGGGAAATGGCTGGTGTAGATGTCGCCAGTGTTTACGTGGAAGGATGGTTGATTGGGGCCATTAATTCAGGCGTTGTCCAGGGACTGGAAACGGCATTTTTTCCAGAAGGCATAAGAGTGCCACTGGAAATAGAGGCAGAAGTGGATAGACGCGCGGGACGGTTACAGATTCTGCCTGGGGTGGCTTCTCCTTACGGTGTTGATCGGTACACAGGTCAGAAGATTTTTGGATATTTCAGCCACAGGAAGGGGGCGTGACAATTGTCTGAATCAGGATGTCCAGGATTCAAGGATTTACAGGATTATATGGGGAGGGGATTGATGAAATTTAAGCGAAATCAGAAGGGCATTAATGATTTGAAAGCCAAATTCAGGGATGCGTTTGGAGCCACGATGGGGGTTTTAGATATTGAATATGACGATGTGATTGAAAGCGATACTGCCTTCGCTGACCTGGGGTTTATTGGGCAGGATATTGTTGATACCCAGCGCTTTTTGAAAAGCAAAACTCTCATCACAGGACAGGATTTTGCTAAATGGGAGTGGAATCCTAAAAGCCCCCTCAATGGCTACCCTTATGCGGCTGCACTTTATACAGGGTTTTATGCCTTTGGGAAGTATCCAGTGGCTGGTAGACCCTGGACGGATAGAGCTATTGAGAGGGTGAACATACCTGAATGGATGGCACACGAGCTTCGTAAGATGGGCATTAAAGCGCGGTCGGAGAGTTTATAGTTCATGAAAACTCTGGAAGATTACTTACCTTTAGATGGGCTAGGGCTAACTTATTCCCAGGAAGAAGCCCGTATGGCTATAGCGATCGCTGAAGTTTTGGTAAACGTAAGAAATAGTGGAAGTACTGGAGAAATGAAAACTCTGGAAGATTACTTACCTTTGGATGGTTTGGGGTTGACTTATTCAGAAGAGGAAGCTCGAAAGGCTGTGGCTATTGCTGAGGCTATAGTTAAGATTAGCCCTGGTGGGGGCGGGGAGGGGGATTATATTCCTCTGATTCAAAAGGGCGCTCCTGGTGGTGTTGCAGAGTTAGCAGGTAATGGTTTTGTACCAGATGATCAAATTCCAAGCAATATTACAAGAGATAGTGAATTAGGTGCTGTAAACAGTGCCTTATCTTCTCACGCCAACGATGATTTAAATCCCCACTCAACTACTGCTGCACAAGTAGGTGCATTAAGTATAGATGCTAGAGGTGCTGTCCTTGGTGTTGCACCCTTAGCTGAAGATATTAAGCTGCCAGAGCAATATTTACCAGATAATATATCAGTAAATATGGTTTCGGTCCCTCAAGGGACAACATCAGAACTGGATGCTGCTGGTCTCGCAAGTAACAACATAGCTCTGGATATCACTGAAAATAGACTTAGGCTGGGTCCTGACAATTATGCTAAGTATTCTGAGGTATTAAATAAAAGTATTGTCCCACCATTTATTTCAGGCAACTACTACCCACTTACTGCAAAAACTAGCATAAAAATTACTGACAACGCGATATCTCCAGATTCAAATACAATATTTGAATATTTTATTGTTAATAGTTTGTTAAACTTAAGCTCAATATCAATACAAGTAATTACTACTGCAAACACTGATATTGCTTTGGCTTTATACAGCTTAAATGGAAACCTTAAACCTACAACTAGACTCACATCTCCAGTAACTCTTAGTTGTTTGGTAGAAGGATGGGCAACAATTACTGTTAGCGCAATTCTTGAACCCGGAATATACGCTATTGGGAACTATATATTAGGTGATGGGAATAATATAGTTTTATGTGCAAACCCTTCAATGTCAGAGGATTTGCACTTGTTTGGTATTGTAAACTTTACTGATTACAGTAAGACGGTAATGGCATTAAGTGAGGGTATTGGACTCCCTGCTAATTTAGCTGAAGGCGATACCATGATTGGAAGTTTGTCTGATTTTAGATTTATTGGATTGGCCCCAGTCTTCTTTTTTCAAGCCGCGTAATATGAATATTATTTACACTTCAACTTCAAATAAATCAATACAAGGGAAATACATTAATTCTGAAGGGTGGTGGGATATAGATGTTGTGCCTATTAATAGGCAAGTTTCAGGAGGTTCAACGTCTACAGTAACTGATAAAGATTTAATACTTACTCGCTATACTAATGCACAGATAGCGACAGATTTGCAAATAAATGAATTAATCTATACCAGAGAAATAACGCCAATATTAAATTATTCAATTCCCCCTGGTCCTCAACTTATACAAGAAGATAAATTATTTAAAACGCAAGTAAATGGAGCTACCAAAATAATAACAATATCAAGTATAGTACCTAATAGAACCATTGCTGTTACATTGGTGGGTAAAATCGAACAGCAGCCATCTACAGATATTTTTAACGATTATGTTGTCGGATCTTTAGCCAAACATTGTAGCGATGCTGTAGACTCCAGGGTTGCTGGCAAATCCAACACAAGTGCTTGGAATCTCTACACAATCCAAGATCATACAAGCTCTGTTTACATAAGGAATATTAACTTTTGGTCTGCGGATCTAGTAAGTCAATTAACCTGTATCTCGCCTTGGAATAGTCAAAGTGGTGCAGCACTAGGCATTACTTTGATTACGCCAAGGCATATTATAGCCTGCGGTCACGGGGGAAATTACAGCACAGGGACTGTAATTAGGTTTGTAAAATCCGATAATACTGTAATTACTAGGACAGTAACTGCTAGTAAGATTCACCCTCAGTACAGCATCGATTCAGCAGATATTACCATCTGTTGTTTGAATGCTGATTTACCGAGTGAGATAGTGCCAGTTAAACTATTGCCTGACGGAATCAATAGTTACTTACCAAATCTAAGCCCTAGTTACCGCATACCTTCTTTATGCTTGGATGCTCAAGAAAAAGGTCTGGCATTAGATTTGTATGGGCTGGACAACCAAGCCTCTTTTGCAGTTAGTTATAAAGCCCCCAGAAGTGCTTTCTCTGAGCCAATTGTGGGAGGCGACAGCGGCAATCCACAATTTTTAATTATTAATGATGAGCTTGTACTGATAGGTGTGTGGTCTACCGCTACTAGCGGTTCTGCACAAAGTACTAATTTATCCAAACAGATATCAGTCATTAATCAACTTATTGCTGATGTTGACGATTTGTCCAATATTGGCACAGGGTATCAGGTAAGCACAGTTGATCTATCTGGATTTCCTATTTATTAAAAAAATGTCTGACGCTTTGGAATTAAGAGAATTCGTATATATCTCTCTAGCCTCTCTTTTGGGAATATATAAATTTACTGATGGCACTCAAACACCTGCCATAGCAGTTATTTCAGGGAATGGTGAACTCTACCCCCCTGAAGGAACACAAGTTACTGGGTTAGAAGTAGTAATATTCACGCCTACGCTTGCACCTGCGGCTTTACTCCAGGGCTACAAAGTCAAAGAGCAGTGGGTAATTCATCTTAAGCAGTGGACTGTAGGCATGAGCGTACAGCTTGCTTTGGATAGCTTACTTTCTGCTGAATTAGAGGGATTTGTAATCAGTCAAATCGTCGAAATTCCCGCAGATTATAGAATGGGGATTCCAGCAGGCGCTCAAGTCAAATTAGATAAATTTTATTTCTCAGGAGAGTAGATCATGGAAATGATTAAATTACCTTATGTCGTAGAACCTAGTGAAGAATTAGTATTGATTGGCGGTCAAGGGATAGGAAGTGTGGAGTTGCCTAAATACGGCGCTTTACAAGATGATGAAGATGCGTTCATTATAGAAAATGAAATATCTATAGAAAAGCTGGCGATTGATACAGCTAAAGCCATTGAACAAAAATCAGAAACTGATGAAAAAACCGTAATCAAAACGGCGGACGCTTTGTTAAGTAAAGATTACGAATTTTTTGTTGACAATCTACAAGAATTGTTGGATTTTAGCAAACAGAAAAAAATGTTGCTAAAACATGAAAATGTTGTTTTAGTAACAGCCATAATTAAATTCCGACTGACATCAAATTGGACTATCGAGCATACTAAGAATCCTGCCTTACTAAAGCCTGGGCTATTTGCAAGAATCCTGGAATTTGCAAAGAATGAACAGTATGCATACATGGAAGATGGTGGCGGCGAAGTAGAGGGTGATACTACTGTCGTTGATGCAGTGATAGTTTAAGAAAAAATATTTCCAAATCAAGTTTTCAGAAATGTTCTGGAAGTGAAGTTATCATTTCCAGAAATTTATTTATGGATTTTTAGGTAGGGTCTTATGAGCGTATTAGGTTCTGTTTCAGTTGAAGCCTCGCTGGATATGTCGGCTATTGACAAGCAATTGGATTCCTTGGGGAGCCGTAAGCTTAAGCCGATAAAATTGGGCGTGGGACTGGATGCTTCGGGCTTGCAGCAGGAACTGAAGCAGATACCAAGTAAGCTTGACCCGATCAAGGTTGACTTGTCGCCCAATGTTGAGGATTTTCAGAGGAAGTTACAGAAGCTGGGCAATTTATCTGCTGTACAAGTCGAATTAAAGGCAGATGTTGAGGGTTTACGCAATAGCATTAAGAATTTGCGGATTGACCCGATTAAAATCGATTTAGCGCCTAATGTAGAGGATTTTCAGGAGAAGCTACGGCGGGTTGCTAGGTTAAGTCCTATCAATGTTGAAATCAGGGCTGATCGGGCTGCGGTTGAGAAAGAATTTCAGGAAATTGGTAGATATGCGGCAGAGGGCTTTGCTCAGGGGTTCGATGCCGCAAAGACTGGGGAAGGTGTTGCTGAGTCCATAGCAAAAGGCGTGAAAAGTGGGCTGGAAATTCAGTCTCCGTCTAAGGTTTTCAATCGTTATGGGAAATACAGCCGTGAGGGCTTCTATGGTGGGTTTGACGGGCTTTTAGTCGGCAAACAGGTTGCCACTGACTTAATTAAGGGGCTGTCTCCGGATAAGTCCAAGACTCAAGGTGTTGTTAGGGAAATTGAAAATCAATTTAGAGGAGCAAAGCTTAGAGTAACTGCTGAGATTGAAATAGACCCTTACCAGTCTCGAAAGAAATTACAAAAGCTTGAAGGGGAGATCGCGGTTTTCAATGGTGATAAAAATGCCGCCAAAAATATCACTGATTCCATTGAACAAGGGTTTAAGAATGCAAAGCCAAAAACTAATATTTTTGGTTCGTTGTTTAAAGCTATTGGCTCTGTTGCCTTAGCGCCTATTCAAGGCGCTTTCCAGGGCATATTCTCTGGAGTTGGCTTGCCTTTAGGAGAAAAGGTAGGGAGTAGTATCCTCAAGGGCGTGGAATCCAGTTTTGGGGATATTATTGGCAGTTTTGATTTGCTAGGTGAAAAAGTAGGAGAGAAGCTATCCGCTCAACTGCAAGATGCTCTTGTTGCAACAGGTAAATCAACAAAGGTTGTTAGTTTTTTTGAAGATTTGATTGGATTGCAGAATATAGCAGCCGAATCAGGATCAGCCAAACAGAAATCTAAACAGATTCAATCTCAAAAATCTAGGCTTGCCCAAAAAGAATTGATTGAGCAGCAAAGAAATTTACCATTTCAGTTTCCAGAGTTGCTGGCAGCACCAGCGCAGATAAAGCAAGCCAGAATATCACTTTCGGAACAGAAAGACGCTGCTGTTAAAAAATTAGGTAAAATTCAGTCTAGTCCCGCAGCCAAAGAAATGGCGCTACTTCAAAGAAAAGCGGCTAATTCTTTATCTTCATCCGAGTCCAGAGATTTATCAGCACTTCAGTTAAAATCTCAGTCAGGGTCACTAGATTCAAAGGAATCACAAAAGCTTTATCAGTTGCAGAAAAGAGCTAATTCAACTCAAATATCTAGTGACGAACTTGGTAGGTTAGGACAATTAACACAGCTAGTCACACAGCAAATGGCCTCTGTCGCCAAGCAAATTCAATCTATAGATCGAACTTTTGCTGAATTAGACGAACAAGAAGCTCAAATTAAGTTTGTAACAGAACGACCAGTCAAGGCACTGGCAGAACTAGGAAATAAGTCTGCTCAGGAAATGCAAGCTTTAGAAAAAGAAATTCAACAATTAAAAACTATTAAACAAGGAGTATTAACAAAACTAGGCAAGTCTGCGGATAAATCAGGGAATATTCCTGAAAAAGAGCGATCGCAAGCTGCTACAGAGCTAAAAAAAGCACAGCAGTTTATAGAACGTCGCCAAAAACGTATTCAAGAATTACAGAATGAGTTGATTGTTCCTGAAAATATTACCACTCCAGAAGGCAAGGCTGAATATTTAAGGAATAGGCAGAATACCTTAACCAAAAGGGATATAGCATCCGTTCGTAAATCTGCCAAGTCAAAATCAGCAAATATAAATATTCTCAAATCTGATAAAGCTCGAACCGAAAAATTACTGCAAGAAGCTAAAGCACCATTTGAACTTGTACCAGCAATTGAAAAAGAGCTTTTGCAGTTGCAATCTGACTATGAATCGCAAATTTCAATATTTAATCAGCAGATAGAACAATCTGCACAAGAAGCTCAATCTGCTTTGCAGTTAATTGACAAAATTAAGCTTTTACGCAGAAATAAAGGCGCAGAAATACAGGCTCGTGTTAGTTCTGGTGAAATTTCGCCCGAACAGGGAGCTACAGAAATTGAATCTCTATTCACAAAAACACAGATATTGTCAAACGAACAGACTTCTCGTGGACAATCGGCACTTGCTAGTAGGGCGGCTGCTACTCAGCAGCGAGATGATTTCATAAAGTCAACGGCTAATAGAAAGAATGCGCTGCTCGATAAACGAGAAAAGTCTGTTGCCTACCTAGAAACTCCTGAAGCCAAAAAATCTTTGCAGGCAATTGAGATTTATGAGAAGTGGTTAATTCAATCAAATTCTCAGATAGAGCAGGAAGTTAAATCGCTGCAAAGTCTTAGGGCAAAGGAAAAACAGCTTGAACAGAAAATTAAAAATAACACTCAACCACCGACTCCGATTAAGTCTGTTAAGCAGGAAATCAAGGATTCTGGCATCAAGCCTTTGGGTTCCAAAAACGCATATACAACTATTGCGGAATTAGTAGCCAAAGAGTCCGGCATTAACATCAAGGCAGAGCAAATACCTAAATTAGTTCAGGAGGAGCTTCCTTCTGGCTCAGGGGCTGAATATGATTTTTTAAGAAATGTTGTTAACGTTCCACCCCATATAGCTAAAGAATTACAAGGCATCCCATCAAAAGATGCTGTAGAGGCAATTATTCACGAGCTTGTTCATGGGCAACAAGGTAATTTTGGTAAAGATAAATCTAGAAGTAGTAGAAATTTACTCAAAGCCAATCCACAAGAGGTGGGAAAATTAGGTGGGAGAATAGAAAGCTCTACAAGAATAGGGATTGAGGGGATTGGGAAAACCATAGAAACAGCCAATCCAAAATTAGTTGAAAAGGTAAGAGCTATTGAGGAAGATGCTTATGTTTTTACAGAAAGAAATTTAGAAAAAATTTACCAAGCATTACTTGAAGAATTAAACAAAGTACGTCCAGATAAATTAAAAACCATACAAGGTATTTTAGGGCGCATAGATTCTATTCAGTTACCGCAGCAGACTGGACTTAATTCTAAAATATCTTTAAATTCTTCAAAAGATGTCGCTAATTATGTAAAGCAAAATCTTAACGCCAAAGGGGTTAGGGATTTAGCCCGTAGGATGGGCATAGATACAAAAAATGCCAACAAAGAATATTTATTAAAGGAAATTTCCTCATTATCATCAACGTCTGACACTAGAAATCAGATAGTTAGCTTGATAGACCAATTGAAGCCAGATGCCTACTTATCTTCTAAAAAAGGAGGTAAACAGACTCAAGAACTACCGCAAGCTGGAACAATTATTGAGCAGCTTAAGGCGGGACGAAAGGCTTTATCTGAGGCAATAAAAACAGCTTTTGAGTTAGAAGAGGATGAAAAAGTTAGTGCATTAGAAAAAATATCTAAAAAATCGGAAGAATTACAAAATCTAGCCAAAGACCTGAGTAGAGAGTTCCAACTTACAGGACAGCAAGGCAGGCAATTATCTGGAATTCGCGCTCAACTTTCACTTACTACAAATCGCTCCAAACAAGGATTATTTAATCAACAGCAACCCTCAACAGAAACAACTCCTAAAATTTCGGAAATCGAAAAAGACGCGGTTATTCCAGCAGGGTTGCGATTACAATCTTCTAAACTTCCTCACATAACTCGCCCGTTACTACCTGGGTCATTACTTAAGGCGGCTGAACTACCTGCAATAATTCCACCGCCACCACCTAAAACGACTACTGCTCAGAAAATCAAGAAATTAGAGCAAGAAATCGGCAAGGTCGATACTGCTATAGAAAAACGACTTGAGCAATTGGAAGCAGAGGTGCAGTTAGAAAAAGATGCGGCATCTATAGGGATAAAACCCAAAAATACAGGGCGAAGACTAAGCCTCAAGCGCATTAATGACGAAGCAGAATTAAACAGAGCTAAATCTCAAGTAGTTACAGAAACTTTAATTTCACCAAGCTCGGAACGTGAACTAGAAGAAATGAAGCGTCAACGGGGGAGAAAACGCACAAACCCTGTATTAACTTCATCACCGACAACTTTGAGCGTGGATCAAGAGCTAGATATCATGCGTGGTAATGCAGGTATTACTGGCAAAAAAACAGACCCTGATTTGCGAACAACAGGGTTAAGAATTAACAATTTGTACAGGCGTGCGGTTCTCAAATTTAAAAATTCCATCAGTCAAAAAACTAAAATAGAAGCGTTAGAAACTGTAGAGCAAGTAGTTAATGTTTTTGCGGATATTGAAAAGGGTATAGAAACAGCATCCCAAGTACAAACGGCATCTCAAAGAGTTTCTAATGGGGTCAAAAATGCCCCCAAATACTTGAGGGAGCGTGCTAGAAATGCTATTTTCACCAAGACTAGATATTTAATTGAAAACAGTGACGCAATTAACACACTTGTCGCTGACAAGACTAATAGAGAACCTACAGGAAATAGGACTAGAGCAGTTCAAGAGTTCAATAACAAGCGGGGTCAGCTTGCAGAATTAGTCGAAGTTTACGCTCAAGCACCTTCCAAATCTGGGTTTAATGCCATTCGCCAAACCTTGAGGGATATCGAGAAATCTTTACAAGAAATAGGCGTTCCTCTGCCTAAAGTCAATGCTTTACTCAAGCAGTACGAAAAAGATGTCCGGGAATTACAGGGGAAAGGCTTAGTACCTTTAGATTTTGAAATTCCAGCAGCAGATAAGCTGCCAATGTTTGTTGATTTATTTGAAAAATTTGGTGATACAGCCGCCAAAGCGCTTGGGCCTATTTCTGCAATTGGCCCAGCAATAAAAGGGGCTGCTGCTTTTGCTGCAACTTCATTTCTACAAAATTTCTTCCAAAATCTAGCTCAGGATGCTTTCCGCGCCTATGTTGAGCTAGACAAACTCAAAACTGTTCTCAACTTTGCTTCAGGTGGGATTAGTGGCGGAAGCAGTAATTTAGCATTCATTCGCAAGCAGGTTGATGATCTTAAAATCCCTTTGAATGCATCAATTCAAGGATATACAAAACTTGAAGCTGCTGCTCGCGGTTCCTCTTTGGCAGGCAAGCCAAATCGCGAATTATTTACAGGACTTTCCCAAGCCAGCACAGTCCTAAGCTTGTCGGGTGATGAGACTCAAGGAATCACCGTTGCTTTGGGACAGGCAATTTCTAAAGGCAAATTCCTAGCTGAGGAGCAAAACCAGTTAGCAGAAAGAATTCCGGGGCTTTTTGGCATTATGGCACGAGCCGCAGGAGTAACTGAAGCAGAGTTTGCCAAACTCAGAGATTCGGGTCAAGTAATCACTGAGGATTTTTTACCCAAGTTTGCCAAACAACTTCAATCGGAATTTGGTGATGCTGCACTAGATGCTTCTGGTAATGCTCAAAGCGCTATATTTGACTTCCAGAATTCATTACTGAGCTTGCAGCAAGGTGTGGGTGAAGGGATTGCACCTGCTGCTGTCACCGGGATTAATATTTTTACTGCTTTACTGAAAGGAGCTTCTGCATCTTCTAGGGAATTAGGTTTTTTGCTTCTTTCTGTATCTGCTGTTTTGGCTGTAAAAATGGTTGTAGCACTACAGTCTGTAGTCGCTCAACTGATAGCGACAAGAATCGCGACAGGTACTTTGGGTGGTGGTCTAGCATCGCTTGGGCAAGCCCTAAATAATTCGTCTTCAGCAAAGCTATCTGTAGGGTTATTTGCGGCACTCGAAATTGTTAACTTGCTGAATCAAGCTGTAAACACTGAATTAGTGCAATCCTTCGACAATGCCGCCAAGTCTGCGGATAGAGCCAGAAAATCCATTGAAGGAGCATTCAATCCAGAGGTTAAGAAAAAAAATCCACTTCAAGCACCCGAAGCATCAAATGGATTTGCAAGATTTGTAGATAATACTGCGATCGCTGCTTTGAATTTTGGCAATGATACTTACAGGGTTAATAATCTTTTAATACCTGGGGGAAGAAAGCCTGGAAGCAGGCTGAATACTTATGGACAACTTGAAAAATCAAGTATAGAAGCTAACGCGCAAAATCAAATTGCCAGTATCTACGCTTTGATGGTTCAAAGTAAGCTGGGTTTGGCTCAACTTGAATCCGGTACTGGAGAAGCTGGAAAGCTGCCTAGCCTAACTAAGGAACTTCAAGTTGCCGAACAGGAAAGAGCAGTATTACAAGCTGAGATCAAGCGGTTATACAGTGATAAAGGTTTGGTTGTACCTGGCGACAAGCGCCAACAACTTGAGCAGAAAAATATTCAGATACAGAAACTGAATACGGATCGGGAAGCTGTTGCTAGACCCTTCACCCTCAGTATTTCCAAGTCTGAGCAACAAATTACCAGTCTAAAAAGTAAAATTGATCAATTAAAAAATGATGAAAAGCTTCTTGGTGTTTTAGGACAAGATGGCGTTGATCAACTAATACAGCAGTATCAGCAGGCGTTGAAATCAGCCCAGGATTTCAAGGCAGGAGCGGAACAAGTAATAGGTTCATTGAGGGTAGATCCAGTTCTGACATTCACTCAAGCTATTTTGAAATTAAATTTGGCATTAGCTGAAGGGCAAGAAAAATCCGAACTACGGTTTACTGGATCACGAGAAGGCATCTCTAAAAATCAGGTTTTGGAATTCTCTAGAAATAGATTTGCGTCCAGGAATGCGGCAACTAGTTCCGCACGTGCCGAGCTAGAAAAGAACAGAGATAACGCTAACCTGCTTGAAAATGCGGTTAGAGACTCTGAAAAATCGATCAATGACCCAACATTCCAAACAACCTTAAAACGCCTTGGAGTATCCTCAGATGCCTCTGTACCTAAGATTGAAGATTTACTTAGTCGCACTCAAGATGATGCCGACAAAGCAATTCTTGAAAAGCTAAAAGTTGCTAGGGAGCAACGAAATAAGCTTGGTGAAGCAAGAATATCCATCAATGAGTCGGAATTAAAGGTTAAGCAAAATCGCCAAGAAAACGCTCTATTCAGTGTTGATGACCGCACGTCACTGACCAAGAACCGACTCCAAATAAATGAGAATGAATCTATAAATTTCTGGAAAAAAGGGCAGCTTGAAAAAGTTGTTGTTGAGGAAGTTGTCGCAGAAAAACTAGCCAAAATTCAGGTAGAAAGCGGCTTAAAACAGAAGCAGGTAGTAGATGCTCAATTGCTTGTTTTGAGGGGATACTACGAGCAGGGAGACATCAGTGCCGAGGAGTTCCACAAGCGTCAGCAGGAGTTGACGGTTGAGCAATCCAATCTTGAGAAGCAAGAAACTGAGAATAGATTGGCGTTGCAACAAGCTGTTATCCAGCGTCGTATTAAAGAATTAGAATTTGCCAATAAAAAAGCTGAATCTATCTCGGCAACATATCAAGCTGATGCTACCCGTACAGCTAAAGAGAGATTGTTGGCTGGCGGACTAACACAATCAGGTCAAGATGCTTTTGCTCTCGAACAGAATAAGATTGATCAAAAGTCGGCAGCAGATAAGGTTAGTCAAGTTAAAATTAGAATTGCCCAAAATAAACAACTTTATGGTGAAGGTTTAAAAGATGCTAGGGATTTTCAACAAGAGCAGCTATCCCTAAATCAAGAATTAGCTCAAGCTAATTTGCAAGCTGTAGACCTCAAAATTCAAGCCGAAGAGAAATATCGGGAAATTGCAGAGCGTGGCGTTCAGAGAATGCTGAGGGCTGAGGATAATAGGTTCAAGTCCCTCAATTCCCGGTTAGCGGCCCTAAAATCTAGCGCCGATCTGTACAATCAGAGCATAGATACGACTGTTAAACTTGAGGAAAGCCGCTACAATCTCAAGAAAGCGCTAGGTGATGCTGGTATATCTTCTTTAGAAATTCGTAAAGATAGCGCGAATCGAGCGCTGGAACTTAGTCGCAAACTCAAGGATGATAATTTAGATCCCGCAGTTAAAACCGAAGTTAACCGTCAATTATCCGCATCGGGTTTCGGAAATTCAGAGTTAGCAATTCTCGATCAACGTAATCGTATTGAAGATGAAATAGCAGCTAAGAAGCTGGAATCTTTGAAAATTGAGCAGGAATACCAGCGTCAATCAGAAGTTTGGCGTTTGGAGCAACAAAGGTTAGCGGCCGAAATTGCCATCTATGATGCACAGGGATTGCAGTTGGCAGCAGCTAAATCCAAGTTGGAAGCTGAAGGGGCTGCAAGAATTGCAAAACTTAAAAAAGATGATATTGCTATTCAAGAAGCAGAAATTTCTCTGGAAATAGCAAACAGGGAAGCAGCAATTGCAGACAAGACGCTTCAGAAAAAATTAGATATTTTAGGTATACAAGAAGAGTTGGCGGAAAAAGCCAAAAAAACCCAGGAGTCCACTCAAAAAAGTGCTGTAGAGCAACAGTTAGCAGCCGATGCGGCCAGAAAACAGGCGGCGGCGCTAGAAAGAGTAGAATCATCAGTTAACAAAACTGTTGATAAAATTGACAAGGTTGATAGCGACAATAAAACCGATAAACCGGAGTCTACAACTAGCAGTACAGTAGATGGATGGAAAAATCCGTTTGACCGACTGACCAAGGAAGAGTATAAGAAATGGCAGCAGGAGCGTCGTAAAAAGTTCAGTTTGTCCGGTCAACCCAAAATGGAGTCAGATTTTGACTACGCTTCTAGAATTGCGGAACTACGTATGACTGGAGAAATCCAAGATTTTCGCAGTACATTTAGTAAGATTGATACAAGTGGTTTTGATTTTGGTGGTGGTGCTGGTAAATTGCCGTTTGGTTATGAGCAGAGTAAGAACGGTAGTATATATCAATCCTATCTACAAAAAGAGAATACCGTTCCTCAACCACTACCTACAAACAACCCTTCAATGAATCTGGATTTTGCTGGTTTAAAAACTTCTGTTGAAAGTATTGATAAAAAATTAGTATCTTTAATCGGTAGTATATCAAATATTGCCAACAGACCAACGAATTTAAATATTTCTAGCCCTCAACCTGTAAGCGATGCAGCTAAAATTTATAGTGATTTGAGTAAAGCTGCTGTGAGGAAGGCTGGTTTGTAG